TTGGAAATGTATCTAGATTCATCAGATTTAAAACTAAAAGATTGACCAACTATATTAATTGTATTTCCAATCTAGCATTAAAAATAGATGATATTAGTCCGTTATTTTCAAATTTAGATAATAGGCAATCAAATACTTCAACTACAGTAGATTTAGTTGATTATAATGAAAATTTTGCTAATTTTATAATTGAAATTAAGGACCCAAATAGTGGAAATATTCAGTTTTCGGAATTGGTTACTTTAACCGATGGTGATAAAAATATATTTACTTTAGAAAAATCTTCCATTTATTCTGGAGGCAATGTTCTTGGTAATCTTTATGGATATGTTGATAGTAGTGGGGAGCAATCCATATCTTTAGATCCTACAGACCCTTATAATACTGATCTTGATATAAAAGTTCTAAAAACAAATTTTTCATCCGTTGATGTTGGAATTGGAACTCAAAGTATAGGATTTATTAATTTAAATGGAAGTACTAGCAGTGTGGGTGTTGGGTCAACGGCATCTATTTTATCCGTAAACACCGCAGACACCAGTGCATTATATGTAAGTTTGCAAATTTTAAATATTGATAGTAGTGAGGCTAATTATGTTGATTTATATGTAACACATGATGGTACAAATAGTTACATGTCCGAATACTATTTTGACACAACAGAAGAACAATTATCCAGCAACTTTATTGGCACATTTACTTCAACAATATCTTCTGGCGTTTTAACATTGAAATGTGACAATATTACTTCAGACAATTTATTAATTAGAGGTAAGCTCGTTGGATTTGGATCAACTTCTTTGGGAATCTCTACTTATAGATTCAAATCAACTGGTCAACCAGATGGTGATGAATTAACCTGCAGATTACAATCAAATTATGTCAATTCTTCTGGATCAACTTCAGTATTGTCAGTAAACACAGAAGAAATTTCAAGTATTAAATCTTTGGTTAAAGTTTCCATTGGAAATACAATTGCAATGCATCAGGTTATGATGATAAGATCTGGAAATGGGGATATTATTGTTAAACAATATCCAATTTTATCAATTGGTAGTACTTTGGGAATAGGAACATTTGGATCTGTAGATGGAGGATCTACAATGGATATGTATTTCTATCCAGATCCTTCTCATACCGGAGAAATGAAAATTCAAAGCTATAATCAAATGTTCTATTATCTTTATGATGAATTAAGTGATCCAGAATCTTTAGAATATGGCAATGTTAGAGAATCTTTCTATTTAAGATTCTTCGATTCTATTAACGGAAATAGATACGATAAAAGTTCATTTGATGTGAGATTTAATGGAACTCCAATATTTACAAAAACATTTAATCCAAATAATCCCACAGTCTTGGATCCTTCTACTGGAATATTTACGATCAAAAATCACTTTTTCAATACCGGAGAACAGTTAGTTTATACACCCGCATCTACCTTCACAAGTTCTTTACCTGTACCATTAGGCATAGGTGCAACTTTAAATTCGGTTGGACTTGTTACAACCATTTTACCATCAGATGTATATGCTATAAAGATAACCAATGATCAGTTTAGAATTTCAACTAGATCTGATTTTGCAGATCTTGGTATAGGAGTTACTTTCACAGATACTGCATCTGGAAATGCTCATCAATTAGATATGACTAAAAAGTTATCAAAAACAGTTATATCTTTAGATGGAGTGGTCCAGAGTCCTATTAAATGGTCTCCAGTTTCACATAATCTTATTTACAATGGTGGACAAATAACTGGATCTGCAACAACTTTCTCTTTAACTGGTATTAGCACGATATTTCCAAAATCTATTTTAAAAATAGATGATGAATATGTTGAAGTTATTGGAGTTGGTATTGGAACATCCACATCCTCAGAAATAACTGGAATTGGAACATATAATCTTGTTTATGTTTCTAGAGCAGTTTTGGGTAGTGCAGCAACAGTTCATAATGATTCTTCAGAGGTTAGAGTCTATACTGGAGCATATGATATTGTTAAAAGTAGACTACATTTCATATCTCCACCTAAGGGTCAAAATAGTTTAGATGAAACTCCATCAAATTTACCAATAATTAAATCAAAATTTAATGGTCGGGTCTTTTTGAGACAGGATTATGTAACAAACACACTATATGATGATATTTCATCCCAGTTTACTGGAATTGGTCAAACAATGACATTGACTGTCCAGGGGATTAATACAACCGGCATTGAAACTGGAAATAGTTTATTATTCATCAATGATATATTCCAAACTCCAACAACTGAAAATAATGCAGGAAATAATTATTTCTTTACCGAAGTTGGATCAGAAACTAAAGTTGTTTTTACTGGAATAACCTCAACAAATAGTGAGATCATAATTTCAGACTATGATGTTAATCAAAATCAACTTCCTCGTAATGGTCTTATTGTTTCATTGGGATCAACTCCAGGGTTGGGATTTGCACCTCTTGTCGGTGCCTCCCTAACCTCGTGGTCTAATAGAGTTTCAATTAGTAGTGGATCAATTACTGGAGTATCCATAGGCAGTTCTGATTATCTCGGTTCGGGTTATTATGGTCAGGTTTCGATAGGAGTAACTCAATCTGGTCATACTGGAAATATTGCAGTTATACGGGCTAATATTGGATCGGGTGGAACAATTACAGGATTTACTGTTCCCTTCAGAAAATGTTGGGATAGGATCAACACTTTTCCAAGTATCTTCATTTAAAATTACTAGACCTGGTTATGGATTTAAACTGGGAGATGTATTTAAACCTGTGGGTCTAGTTACTGCAAAAGGACTTGCTTCTCCAGTATTTGATTTTACTTTAACTGCAACTGATATCTTTACTGATTCATTTTCTTCCTGGCAGTTTGGTGAGTTAGATTATATGGATTCAATTAAATCATTGCAAAATGGATCTAGAAAAAGATTTCCTTTAAAGTATAAAGGTGAACTACTTACTTTTGAAACCGATGATCCCATTCTTAATTTAAATTCAGTTTTAATTATCTTTATAGACGGCGTTATTCAAGATCCAGGAACCTCTTATCAATTTACTGGTGGATCATCTTTTGCATTTACAGAAGCTCCAAAGGCAGAAAATAATATTTCTATCTTCTTTTACAGAGGAACTAGAGATATTGATACAGTTATTGTGGACGTTGTCGAAACAATAAAACCTGGTGACACTGTACGAATGTTTAAAAATAACTATGTACTGGGATCATTAACTCAAGATTCAAGAACTGTTGTTGGCATTCAAACTTCTGACGAAATTGAAACAAATTTATATTTTGGGAAGGGAATAGAAACCGATGTTAATAAGTACAAACCATTAAGTTGGACAAAACAAAAGTCTGATAAAATTTTTAATGGAGAATATTTCTATAAATCTAGAAATTCTTTAGAGTCTTTAATATACCCAACTGCAAAAATAATCAAGAGTGTATCTGCGGCAGATAATCAAATTTTTGTTGATGATGCCAGATTCTTTAATTATGAAGAAGATGATCCAGGATCTAGTGTGCAAATAATTGACTTCAATGCAATGATCATACCTCAGGTGTCTTTAGTTGCAGCTTCCGCAACTTGCGTTGTTTCGTCTGCCGGAACAATTCAATCTATTGCGATTTTGAATGGTGGAAGTGGGTACACTGGATTGACGGCGGAGTTAAAGATAGCTTCTCCACAAAATACATACACTGGTATTGGATCTACTGCACAAGCGTTTGCAACGGTTGTTAATGGATCACTTTCAACACCTATTGTTATATCCAATCCTGGATTAGGATATAGCATATCAAATAGACCAAAAATAATAGCACCATTCCCAGAATTTTCTTTTGAAAATGTTTTTGACATCGCTTCAGTTCAAGGATTTTCTGGAATAATCACCGGAATAGCGGCAACAACTGGAACTGGATCAAATCCATTAGGGATTAAATTTAATGGTATGATAGGAATTAATTTTGCATAAGTACTTGGATTTTGTGTGGTTGTTGATTTCAAATCTACAACACCATAAGTATATCCTGTTCCGCCAGTTGTTACAGTTGCATCAATTTCTGCAAGTGGAATTAATGCGGAAATAGTAGTAAATGTTAAGTCAACTTCAAATCTTGCCGGTATTAATAGTATTGGATCTAATTTAGGAAAATTTTCTTGGGGTAGACTATCATCTATGGTCAGAAAAAATCCTATATCTATTGGAATAAGTGGGTATACTGTTGATGTTGGATTATCTACCTTCCCAACAATTCAGAGAAGAGGGTATGGATTTAATAACAGTGGATCTGTAGATGATAATCTTACTGGATGATTTAATATAAATATAAAAAAACATATTAGTATATGTCTGCAATTGTATCAGATAATTTTAGGATATTAAATGCGAGTAATTTTGTAGATTCAATACAAAACACTAATAATTCGTATTATATATTTTTGGGATTGTCTAACCCAACACAAGTTGGTTACGGAAGAACTTCTAATTGGAACGATAGTCCACCAACGCCAACAGATAATTTTAGTTATTTTAACCATTCCAGTGATACGATGATTTTTGGTAAAAAAATCACAACAAATAATGTTCGCAGATTAGTTAGAAAAATAGATTGGGTTAAAGGCACAAGATATGAGATGTATCGCCAAGATTATAGCCTTACCAATTTGTCACCAATTACATCATCATCAAGACTTTATGACTGCAATTACTATGTTGTAAATGCAGATTATAAAGTTTATATCTGCATAGACAACGGATCTTCTGGGACAAATATAAAAGGAAATGCCTCGCAAGATGAGCCTACTTTTACAG